CAATAGGTAGGTCAATCATACTAATGGTTCCGCTTTCATCGATTTATAATGCAAGTACTGAGTGAAAATGAATTTATCAGTACTCCCAGGATTAGAATAATGTGGATGAGTCCAAAGCGGTGGAAAGAGTATGACTCTACCTACTCTTGGTTCAATTGATACTCGATGATCAGTAAATACTGTTTCTCCACCTTTCTCTACTTTATTTAGAAACCATAATGATGTGAGAAATCGAACACAAGAACGATTATCATCAACATCAACATGTTCTTTAAAGTACTCACCTTGATCTGCTGAATACTTTTTGAATTTAATTGATTCAGCCAGAAAATCTTCTGGCCACAATGGCATATATTTGTCATAATATGCTTGTGCCAATTCTAAAAACTTTTTAGTCAAAAAGTCATTAGTATCATTCCAATCATCCAATCCCCACAAAATAAGTTGTTGAAGATTGTATGTCTTATGATCTGTCACATAAGTAAGCCTTGGGTCTTTGTCAATTCTTTTGACCAATTCTTTGCAATAATCTTCGCTAAGTACATTGTCATAGACTTCAATCCAAGACACGTTTCTATTAGCTATTACTTGAGTACTTTCCATTTTACCACAGATCTAACGATCTCCCATTGCCTATGATAATAAACATGCAAGTAAGAATGTGCAACACCACCCACAAACTACGAATGATTGCAACTCTGTCAGCTTTACTGTTATCTTCATACGCTTTAGTTCCTATTGCCTTACACCAATACGTCCAACACTTCCTTATTTGAATTCGCATTCCGCCATAATCTCAGTTAAACACGCAACAGTATTAACTTCCTGATCCGCTACAAAAGCGGCTTTGTAGGAGTAATCTGCCAAATATAGTATTGTTTGAGGTACGGATTTCTCTTGGATATATTCACTAGCGCTATCATAAATTTTTCGAAACAATACCGTTGTATCAATATCAGAATTTTGTCCAACCCACTTACGCATTTCCTTGAAGTTTCTCTCCTTAAGGAAACCAATAAGAGTCTTGAAGTTTTCATCATCAAGATTGATAAGAATGCCAGTATCGATCTTTCCAGTGACAGAATATCTTTGCAACTCATTAAGCACTCTTCGCCAATCTGGGAAGTGGGTCATAATAAGAGTTGACACTGCCTTTTTATCAAACTCAATGCCTTCATTCTCAAGAATTGAACAAACTCTTTTGAAAAATTCTCCGGCAAGAGCTGGAGCTTGCTTCTTATCAATAATAAAATCAACAACCGCACATCTAGAATGAAGTGGCTCAATGATTTTATTCTTGTAGTTGCAAGTCATAATAAAACCACAGTTACCAGAATACTCTTCAATAAAGTTACGAAGAGCAGGCTGAGTTGACTGTGGGTTTAGATAGTCAGCCTCATCAAGGATTACATATTTCCTTGATCCTGTAAGAGATACAGTTGAGGCAAAGTTTTTGATATCGCGTCTAAGCGTATCAATATTACCATCAAGTGAACCATTGATGATATAATAGTCATAACCACATTCCTCTAGGAGAGCACGGGCGACAGTAGTTTTACCGACGCCCGGCTTCCCAGTCAAGAGGAGATTTGGTACTTCTTTCTTTTCAACAAACGTCTTGAAGGTTTTCTTCAGGCTTTCAGGAAGAATAGTATCTTCAATAGTTTTTGGTCGATATTGTTCAACCCATAACATAATATAATTTCTCCTTAAATGGTCGAGTTAGTTTCTGTTGCAATCCAATACTGAACCTGACCATTATTAGTAGAGAAATGAGAGATACGCTGAGAAGAGATTTCAACGTCATAGTTACCCTGAAGTAGCTTCAGGTTTTCAACTTTAAATACCATACGGAAAGTCTTATCAGTAGTACCAACTTCACGTTCAAAGGTATTTGAGGTTTCATTCTTTGTATCGGTAGCTACAATACGAGTAGTAGTACCATCACCAACAACGCACCAATCAGGAAGCTGAAGTACATTTGCAGCCTGAATAGTTGCCTTGAAATCATCATAAGTCATAGAGAACTTAATTGGTGAATCTGGAAGAGCGATATTCTTTTCAGGAGGAGCAACTACCATTGCTGGATCAGTACAAAAATACTTAGTTGCGCTCTTGCCATCTGCAATCTTTACAAAGCCATCTTCAACGGACATTGTAGGATCTGAGAAAAGAGATACCGTAGATAGAAACTGATTAAGATCATAGATCGCAAAATCAGTTGGAATCTGGTCTTCGATCTCTACCTGAGCCATAATGGTCTTTTGAGCAGATAGAGTCCTTAGGACCTTACCTTCCTTGAAAGAGATGGAAGGGTTAATACTGCTAAAGTTCTTAAGAACGGTTAGCGTTGATTGAGAGAGTTTCATAATCATCCTCACGTTGTTTCATTAATGAATCATTATATAACTTATTGTGCCATTTGTAAACCATAAACTTGCGTTCTTGTTAAAAGCAATTATCGTTTACTATTCTTAATTTTTGATTCATCTACAGTTGCACTAAGTTGTGCTTGAGCTAAATCAATAAGAGATCCACCAAAGACATAAGTTCCAGAATGCTGGAGTTTCATCCAAGGACACATCCAGATTTTAGCACCAGCTTCTCTTGCCCATTGGCAGAACATATAATCTTCAGACAAATAACGCTTTGTCTTAGGATCAATCACACAATCGAAATAAGCCATGATTTCTCTAGATCCATCAAAATGCTTAGTTCTTACGTGATCAGGTTTATAAGACTGTTGTGGAAACTTCTTATCAAAGAGCTCAAAAGCCTTTCTTTGAATCATCATGAATCCAGTACCGCCTTCAAGTACTTCTTGCGGAATATCCACTCTCATATCACCAGCTTCTACTGGGTTGAAGACATAATCACCTACAAACTTTTCAAGTTCATTTGGATTTACATCAGCAAAACCCTTATCTACAGCGGCTTTAATCTTTTCCCATGAGATAGTCTTTTTTGGATATGGACCACATACGATATGTTTATCACTATCTGGATCAGCAACTGCTGCAAGAGCAAGTACATCATTTGGATCAAATCCAATATCAGCATCAATAAACATTAGGTGAGTACAATCTGATCTTAGAAATTCATCTGCACAATAATTACGGGCTCGTGTAATCAGACTCTCATTATAAAGATAATGAAACTGCACATGCATGCCGTATTTTGTAGATAGAATTGCTAGATCTGCAGTAGACTTACAATATTGTCCACCACACATTCCACCGTACATTGGAGTTGCAATAAAGATCTTACGTTTACGAAGGTCTTCGACTTCAATACTAATTTCCATTACTTGTTTGCCTTCCCTCGATGCAAATCATGATTATACATTGCAATCACCGCATAATGAATAATCTTCATTAGATCGTTTCGGTTATATCCTTCCTTCTTTCCATACCGTTGAGCGTATTTCATTACATTCCCGATACAGAATCCTTCACCATGACCGCCGTCAATAATGAATTCTGTGGCTTGATATTTGTTTGTTGAATAATGACCATCATAGGTCGAATCGATATAGGACATAACTTCTTTAATAATCTGTCCTTCATTGTATTTATACTCTGTCACGCAAAAAACCTCTCTAAAGTTTCACTTGTTTGTTCATCCCATATTTCGTATTTCTGGGAATTATTGTTTTGGAAGACATAAGTGGCATCAAGCCAATTACGATTTCCTTCTAACGCTTCCTTGACTTCAGTAACCATATCCATTGCAGTTTGTACTGGTACATTCTGGCAAACATGGTTAGCTGATTTCTTGGGATCTAACAATTCATAGTCATCAGGCATGCCCATAATTGCTAGGGCTTCTCTATACGTGATATATCGGTCTTCATATGGATGAGTAAGATTACTTGGATAATGACCGACAAAAGCTCCAATATAATCTTTAGGAACAATAGTTCCACGACGCATAATATTACCGCCATCTTCTACAAGCTTTTTATGCTTTCTCAAGCATTTATCAACTTGATCTTCATAACCATTTTTGCCCATCCAATCAGCCATCATTTCATATGTGTGGCCTGCTCTTTCAATAAATGATTGAACATCATTTGTACGAGCATTCTTTTGTCTTAGTGAGTCCTGAAATTCGCGATGAGTAATTCCATTATGCACAACTTCAAGTAAATACCTGTAGAACGGGTCATCTTTCGACGGTGTTTTTGGATTGATGGGTTCCATTTGGAAGTTTGATTTGACATTCGATATAACCTCTTCAATCGGAGTATGTGGCCGATTGTAGTAATTTAATAAAGGAGTACGATCGCCTTGCCAGAAAAAATAAAATGTTCTTTGTCTTGTTTGTGGAACACCATGCAAAAGAGAACCAGTTCTATATAGACTAAAAGTATAACCAGCATTTCTACTGATTTCTCTAAGTTCATCTCTTACAAACTTACCAATATTGCCTGCTAGTCCTGGAGCGTTTTCTCCCCAGAAAACCTTGGGCTTTACTTCTTCCAAAACATAATGTGCTGTTTTAGTCATCCATTGATTGTTTGGATTATCTTCGCCAAAATGCATAGAGAATTGGCTTAGTCCAGCACATGGACAAACACTCGACATAATGTCAACTTTTGGTAGATGAAAAGGATGATCAATTTCATCTAGTACATGATATGGTACTTGATTATCCCAATAGTTTAGAAGGTGTTTCTCATTCTCTTTAAATGCAGAATAAGTTAAGATATACTCAGGCTTTGTTCCCAGTACTTTCTGAGACGCAATAGCTTCGCCACCAATTAGTGGAATAATAGTTGCATGTTTCATGAAAAGAAATCTTCTAATGTTGTTTTAGTGATTCCATTCCATTCTAAACCTTGCCAGTACGGATAGTGCTCTCTTGAAAGATGTACTGATTTCGGTTTTTCCATAACGTCAAAAGTCATTTCGCCTTCTTTATTATAGAATTCCGGTGGAATCCACTCTTTGAAGTTGATGTTATTTTTCGGGCATTGTTCGATCATATATGATTTGAACAATAAGCGCATCTTATTTCTATCTTCCCATGAACCATAGAATGGAGTATCTTTGTACCATCCAGACTTTGGAATAGTACGATTTACGTTTTCTATTGGAAGTAGTTCATAGATGCTTTTAGTGCCTTGAACAGATAAAGATTTTACCTGTTGAATATATTTATCACATAGCTCTTTTAGGGCTGACTCAGGATCTTCTTGACGCATAATGTGATGTCGAATGTCAATATTACCAAAATAGAATTCAATATCAACAATGTCACTTACAGACTTAAAGTGTCTCTTTGTAAACTCTTCAAGTCCCATTTCTAATGCGCCATGAAGAGTCTTAAATGGAACTGAATTTACATGCCAATCTTTTCGATACATGCAAATAGCATGACTATCTCCAGTTACTAGATTATTCCAGTTTGGTGTTGGGTCAATTGTAATTGCGGTATCTTGCATTCTTTTAAGATTATCCCAATCTACTTCTAGCCACTCTTCTTGAACTGGTCTGCCTTTTTCTTTAGCTGTCGCAAGTTTATCACCCACCATTTTATGGTAATCCGGGTGGTCAATCGCCAAAGAAAAAACTTTACCCTTAAATTGCGAAAAATTTCTGAAATTATATGCATGCGGAAAATTTTGCACTCCTCCAAATAGATTTAGATCTCCACCCCAGTCATTTCCATGATAAACATAGAGTGTATCAAAATCATTATAATCTCGTAGACGATCAAGTGACATCATCACATATACATCTACACCTAGATTTTTTAGAAGATCTCCATATATTGCACCTTGTGCTGCCCTATGACTATGCATTTGTTTTGAAATAGGAATGAATGGTGCTGCAACTACGGCTGTCATAGAAACGCCTCCAACGTTGATCGATTGTTATCTAGTCTTGATACTTTTCTTCGCTCACAGGCTTTCTTATCTTCTCTAATTTGTAAGTAAATTCCAAACTGGCATGATACAACTTCAGTACCATAATACTTTAGACCATCTTGAGGAAACTCGAAGATGTTATCAATATTGTATGCCTTGGGATGAAAATAGACGTTTTCAGTTAAGCCAATCTCTTCTGAGTTTTCTCTTAGAAAATAGATGGCTTCCGGATATAACTTTGTTGGAGCATCTGGCCACATAAGCTTAATTGTGTATCTTGCACCTGGCCCAGGTGCTACAAATCTCTGATCATGATGATATTTCATCATGGGAAGAACACTAGTACTTGCAGCGCAATGGAAACCATAATATTCACCAATACCTTTAAGCTTAGTAAGTTCATCATATGCACCACCAATATGATCTACTTCATATAGTAGCTTATCTGCAAGACCAATTGTTTTGAAACTTGAAACCCACTCAATAACATCAGTAGTATGAAACTTTCGATTAGGATCTCCATACTTTTCTCTGCAGTAATTACGAGCTCCACCTTGAATAGAAGTATGAAGTTCAGTAGTTCCCCACACGGGCTTTTTGTTTACTGAAGTTTCGTGTTCTACTGTTTTTCTAAGCCAGTGGATATAGTCTTGATCATTGCGTTCTACACGATCAAAATCAACCCAACAGTCTGTTGGATCATCAGAACCAGTGACTGTTTGGTGTACACCACGTGCGCCATAAAAGTGGGAGATAATTGCGTTGCCCAGAATATTGAAATCAGACATTTTAGCTGATGCAATATTCTGGCCAATGTAACGCATACGATCATCAAGAGTAATGGTTGGGTGAAAGTATTCTACGTCTCTACCGAGTCCATAGTCTACCTCACCCTCACGATTTACGGCTTCATAGGTTTCATCTAGATAACCTAGATTGATACAAGCTCTTTGGTTGATTTTGTATAGAAACCAATTAAAGTCGCGCATGATCCTTTTATTATAGGACCACCAATCATAACCATATTCCATTACTACTTCTC